CAGTTCCTCTAAGCACATTAATGAACTCATAAAGGGTGGCTCTGAGCTTACCTTCGAGATCATTCAATTGTTTGCAACCAGAGGTGGACTATCAGCAGCAGAATGTAAAGTTCAATGGTACTTAGATGTACTTACGGAGAAATGTCCCGAAGGGATCCCCTTGTACCTTAACAGACAGATAGGTGCAGTTAAATTCATACCTAAAGAAGCTATATCAGATGAAACTAAAGACAGACTCAACGAAATCTACAGAACCGGAAGAGTACTTATCGAAGCCAAAGGAGAAGAAGCAGCAGAGACTTGATTACAAAGTCAAAGCAAGCACCAGACGTATCGATACTAAGTCCTATAAAGAAGACAGGTGGAACTAATGAGTGAATCATTCACCAAGCACTATCCATGCTTTAAATGTGGGTCATCAGATGCAGTAGCACTGTGGTCCAATGGGCGAGGTAAGTGCTTTGCATGTGACACACCTGCATTCTTAGATCAGTATGATGACACAGTTAAATCAAAGTTTAAACCAAGTAACCGACAACAGGATTATGATATGAGTGGCGAATCACTCCAAGACATCAGTAACTACGACACAGCAGGTGTTCGTGAACGTAACCTAACTAAGACAGCTTGTGCTGTATATGATATGAAGGTGGCATATGATGCCTCTGGAGCTATCACCACACACTACTACCCATACACAGTTAAAGGTAAGGTAGTTGCATGTAAGAAGCGTACACTACCCAAGGAGTTCCGAGTAGTTGGTGAGTTAAAGCATAAGGATCTTGAGTTATTCGGACAGTCTAAGTTCCAACCGGGTGGCCTGAAGGTGATCATAACTGAAGGTGAGTTAGATGCCATAGCAGTGCAGCAGTCTATGCTTAACAAGTATAAGCGTACGTACCCCGTGGTATCCCTACCATCCTCAAGTAACATGAAGATCCTTGTGGCTAACAGAGAATGGCTGAGGTCGTTCAATGAAGTCATACTTATGTTCGATCAAGATGAAGCTGGTGAGAAAGCAGTAGGTGAAGCAGCTAAGATCATTGGCTGGGATAAGACATTGGTAGCCACACTGAGTGCTAATGACCCTTGTGACTCTACGCCTGACGAAATCATGTCTGCTGTCTTCAATGCACGTAAGTATACCCCTGCCTCCATCGTACGCGGTGAGGCTATCTGGGATGCATACGTTGCTCGTAAGGACGTGAAGTCTGTACCATACCCTAAGTGTCTTCAGGGACTCAATGATAAGCTTGACGGTATGCGTAAGGGTGAGATTGTACTGTTCACATCAGGTACTGGCTCAGGTAAGTCAACAATGATCAAAGAGATTGTACTGGAGATTGAGGAGCAGACTGAGGATAGTATAGGTATGGTGTCTCTTGAGGAGTCCATAGGGGATTCTGCAGAGAAGTTCATTAAGATGTTTGCACCTAAGGATCCTACTCCTGAGCAAGAACGTAAGGCTTATGAGAAGGTGTTCGGTAATGAAAGGTTAATCCTTCTGGATCACAATGGGGCTGTCTCTGACTCCAGTCTTATAGACCAGATAGAGAACCTGTGTCTGCTTGGATGCCAGTACATCATCTTAGATCACATCACCATTGCAGTATCTGAAGGAGCCGGAGGTAAGACTGGCAACGAAGCTATAGATTCTATTATGTCTGACCTGTTAAAGGTTGTTAAGAAGCATAACGTATGGCTTGGTTTGATCAGTCACCTACGTAAGTCCCAAAGTGGTAAGTCATTTGAAGAGGGTTACCTATCCTCCATCGATGACATAAAGGGTTCAGGCTCGATCAAACAGATCAGCTTTGATATAATTACATTCTCACGCAACTTAGTGGCAGAAGATGAAGATGAACGGAATACAATTAAACTCAGAGTACTTAAGTCCAGATTTACAGGACGCACTGGAGACTGTGGTTCAGCATACTATGACACAGGAACAGGAAGACTCAAGGGACAAGAGGACTTCCTCGACTACACTGGATAACTCCGCTGGTATAGTCAGCATCACGGAGTACATAAAAGAAAGATGTGAGGGTAATACCTTCCGTGGTAGACCTCCAGAGGGAGCCAGACTGGTGTCTTCAATGATACCTTATGGCTATACTTACGAGAAGCTAACTGTAAGGGCCGTAGCAGGGGCTGTGGCAGCTTATCAGAAGTCCCGAAGGTCATCATCAGCACCCTTTAAACTAACCGTTACATCGACTGTGATAGGCTTACAGGTGCTGTCTGCTTTAGGCGTACTAAACACTAACCATCAGGAGATCTTAGCTGTTGGTGATCTATACTTAGAAGCACTACTTCAACTGGGTTATATACACATTGAAAGAGAGTACTCAGGGTACAGAGCACCTTACATAATTCAACTAATGGACACATGGTCGGAGCTTGGAGATCTCCCACCTGAGTACGAGAGGGAGACACTGATTGGTACCTCCTTCACACCACCTAAGGACATAACATCACTACGTAATGAGTTCACCAAACGTCCATACATAAAGCGCATGAGTTCAGAGGAGGACTTTAAGCAGCTTATAGGAGCACCATTTATCACTGCTCTTAACAAGCTACAACAAACACCTTGGAGACTTAACAACACACTAGCCAAAGCCTTAGAGACTAACCTCGGATTGTTCATAGATCTTGAGGACCAGTCAATCAAAGCTAAGTCAAAGGCTATTGAGATGAAGTTTGTCATTGCAAAGATACATGCGGTAGGGTCTCACGACTTCTACCAAATGGTTGAGTGTGACTACCGAGGTCGTGTGTACTACACTGAACCCTTCTTGAACTTCCAAGGGTCTGATGTATCTAAAGGACTCTTTGAGTTTGCAGATTCTAAGGCTATGGACACTGCAGGGTACCGATGGTTATGTATACACACAGCTTGTTCCTATAACCAATCATATGAACTAGAGGAACTACCAACATGGGTAACAGCGGACTATCGAACCTATCTGCAAGAAGAAGGGCTCTCTACCATATCAGTAGACAAGATGACCTTAAAGGACCGAGAACTGTGGACCCTAAACAACCTCGACTGGATCAACCAATTAGCGGATGGCTTGAGCTTCAGAACAGAAGCAGAAAAGCCCGTTAGTTTCCTTGCATGTTGCTTGGACGTCAGTGGGTATAACAAAGCTAGGGCTAATCGTACTGTACATATGAGTCGATTACCTATACCTGTTGATGGGAGTAACAATGGATGGCAACATCTGGCAGCTATATCTAAAGACAAACAAGCTGGTGAACTGGTTTCTCTCGTACCTAGTGAGATACAGAAGGACTTCTATGTCCAAGTTGCCAAGCGTCTGATAGACAGGATGCCTGACTGGTTTAATGAACGTAAGATCCCAATGAAAGCTATCCGTAAAGGTATAGCAAAGCGTGGCTCTATGACAAGGGCATACTCAGCAGGTCAGAAGAAGATTGGTGCTAATATGTACTATGACTGCAAGGTAGAAGGCTATGACAAGAAGTACAATATCACTGAAGATGACTGTACCCCTCTGTCAAAGCAACTTATACTTGCTATCAACGACACCTGCGTAGGCCCCTTAAAGACCATGAAGTTTATTCAGAAGATGACAGACCACATACTCTCAACAGGTGAGACATGTACACAGTGGACAACTCCCTCGGGATTCCCAGTGTTATATGAGGTGTGGCGTCAGAAGAACATCACAGTACGTAGTACCATACGTGGACTCGGTCAGATAGGTCACAGCATTAAGGTACCATACATCACACCAAGTGGTGACTTGATACCATGCAGGAGATCCTTTGCATCTGGCTGTTCACCTAACTTCGTTCACTCAATGGACGCAGCTCACATGGCTAAAGTTATTCAGAGCTTTAATGGAGACTTTGGTGCTATACATGATTCATTCTCGACTCATGCATGTGATGTGAATAAACTAATAGACCACACCAAGTGGCAGTTCGCTATGATCTACAACAGTGAGAACTTCTTCACAGTCATAGAGAACATGCTACTAGAAACCCGAGAGGGTTACACACTTAAACAACCAGAGCTGGGAACCTTAGATATATCTGAGATCCTGTCGTCTGATTACTTCTTTTGTTAAGGAAACTAATATGAACAATGTAACACAATTCCCAGACAAGTACGTGGCAGAGAACAACATGCTGCAAGACTTAAACAACCTAATAGCCAAATACAATGGTGAGATGACCAATGTGGCAATGCTGGGGTGCTTACAGGCATCTTCTAACTTTGTCTTCCTGTCTATTGCAGAATCAGCTATCTATGACGAGGGCGAAGAATAATGTATAACATATTTGAAGAACTAGAAGAGAAAGTAATTGACTGGGCTCACATCAAGGGTATCCTTGGGGATCTCTCAGGTGGACATGACCTACGTGAGCGTAAGCTCAAACAGCTAGGTAAGTTTGAAGAGGAAGCTACTGAGCTGTATGACGAGGTACACTCAGGCGGTGACATAGATAAGGTACGTGATGAACTTGGTGATGTGTTGGTAACACTGACAATCCAAGCGAATCTATGGGGCCTCTCACTCACAGAGTGTTTAGATGAGGCATACAATAAAATAGCTGTACGCACAGGGCGTATGGTAGACGGAGTGTTTGTAAAAGATGAGTAATGATAAAGTATCACACAATATAGTGCCCGGTATTGACGACATGGAGTACGTTGAGATGTTTAATCTTGACCCCAACCTTGCGTACACACCGGAGATCAACGAAGCTATCTTGAGTAAGGTCTGGGAACAGAACTACGCAGGAGCAGTTGCTGAAGGTCTATCAGAGGAGGAAGCTATGGCTCATGCAGAGGCACAGCGTACCTCAGGTCGTAACACAGTGATTCAAGCTATAGCAGACAAGTAATAAAATAACCCCCAAGTATACGTAATGTATACCTGAGGGTAATGCCCCATTGGACTCCTTAATTGGAATCTGGTGGGGCTTCTTTTTTTATTATCTATTGTT